GAATCCCGACAAGCCGACCGACGCCATCGTTGGCGCGATCGAGACCTTCCAGCTAGGGCAGGAGGCGAGGGACGACGGCAAGGTCGTCTCGCTCCGCGCCGCCGTGACATCGGCCTTCCGCGACATGTCGGAGGCCTACCAGAACGGCGAGGTGCCGGGGGTCAAGACTGGGCTCCGTGGGGTCGACGACCTGCTGGGCTCGCTCCGCAAGGGCAACATGATCGTGCTGGCAGGACGGCCGAGCATGGGCAAGAGCGCCGTGGCATTGCAGATCGCCATGAACGCCGCCCGCGCCGGGCACGGGGTCGGCTTCGCTAGCCGCGAGATGACGCCGGAGGAGCTGGCGGCCCGCGCCATGTCGGAGGCGACCGCCCGCGCCGGCCGCGGCGTGAAGTACGTCGACGCCGTGCGGGGCGACGTGGATGAAAGCCAGATGCGGGCGCTGATCGCAGGCGCCAAGGACGTGGCCGAGCTGCCGATCTACTTCATGCCGCCGACCACCAGCACCGTCGGGGGCGTCCTCGCCAGCGCGCGCCGCCTGGTGCGCAAATTCGCCGGCGAGAAGCGCAGCCTCGACCTCCTGGTGCTCGACTACATCCAGATCATGGAGGCTGCCAGCAAGAGCGGCCGCAACGAGATCGTCACCGAGATCAGCGGCGCGACCAAGGCGCTCGCCCGGGTGCTCGACATCCCCGTGCTCGCGCTGGCGCAACTCTCCCGCGGCGTCGAGGGCCGGGAGGACAAGCGACCGTTGCTCTCCGATCTGCGTGACAGCGGCGCGATCGAGCAGGACGCCGACGCGGTGATCTTCTGCTACCGCGAGGAATACTACCTGCAGCGATCGCAGCCGCCCGAGCATGACATCGAGAAGCGCATGCTCTGGTCGCAGTCGCTCGCCAACTGCGCCGGGTGCGTCGACCTCATCGTCGCCAAGCAGCGGATGGGACCGACCGGCAGCGTGCGCGCATGGTTCGACCCCGCGACCAACTGGACCCGCGACGTCGTCGAGCGTAGCGCGCCGGACCCGCGGCAGGATTCGATCGAGGGCTTCGCATGACACGAGGGGAAGTTTGATGGCCGAATATCCCGCCATGCCGTTCTGGACGGACGCCTATCTCGGCGACACCGGCCACCTCAGCACGATCGAGCACGGCGCCTACCTGTTGATCCTGATCGCCATGTGGCGCTCCAAGGATGCGCGGCTGCCGGCGGACGACCGGAGCCTCGCGAAATTCGCCCGCCTGACGCCTGGCCAGTGGGCTCGGATCAAGCCGGTCATCATGCCGTTCCTGATCGTCGAAGGAGACTTCGTCACCCAAGGCCGTCTGACGGATGAGGCCAATGCTGTCAGACAGCTATCGACGCGACAATCGACAAAGGTGCGCGGGCGTTGGGAACGCGAACGGGCGCGCAAGGCATTGGAAGGAAAAGAAACCGCGCATACCGATGTATCGCAGGGGAATATACCGGAGGCGCAATCCGGTAGTACCGGAACGATACCGGAAGGATACCCGAGCGATACCTCCCCTATCCCTTACCCTTCTCCTAAGAGAGACTCTATCCCAGATCTTCCTCTAGACGCTGCGCGCGAGAAACCGATCGCCGGAGTCGCCAACGGCACGGCGCACCTCGCCGAGATGCCGTTCGAGGTCCCCCCCGACGACGTGGTCGACGCCGCCTTCGAGCAGTTCTTCACGGTCTACCCGCTCCAGGTCGGCAAGCTTCAGGCGCACGGCGCATTCGTCAAAGCCGCCACCAAAGCACCGATCGCCGACATCGTCGTCGGCGCTAAGCGCTACGCCGCCTCCGAGAGGGCTAAACCCCCCAGCAAGGACGGCAAGGTCTACACCGCCGAGCCGGCAAACTGGCTCAACCGCGAGCGCTGGACTGACAACCTCCCCGAGCCGCCAGCCACACCCCAGCGATCACCCGAGGACGAGGCGTTCTTCGCCAAGCACGCGGCCATCCAGGCCGAGTACTCGAAACCTCCACCGGAGCCAGTCCGCAGGAAATTCCCGCCCGGGCGGGTGGCTCCCGAGCTTTTCCCTACCGCGGACAACGGAGGTTCCAAAGCGTGAGCGTCACCCTCGCAATCCTCGCCGCCACCCTTGCCGCCATCGCGATCCGGCTGGGCCTCCGCGCGCTCCTCCGCCAGAGGATCGAGGCCGCTCAGCGGCTCCGCGCCAGACGCGACGCCGAAGCATGGCTCACCGATCACGGGGAGTGGGAGCGGAACCGCGAGCGCCCCCAGGAGCCCGCATGCTGATGGTCGAATGGGGCGAAGTTCTGCCCGCCTTCCAGCCGGCGGCAATCTACCGCCCGGGCCGATCCCGCTGGCACGCGCTGCTCGTATTCCCGCAACGCGAGCGCGCGGCAAAAGCATGGCTCGGCAAGTGGGGCTGCGATGCATTCTTCCCGGTCCGGCGCAAGTACCGCTGGCGCCGTAACCAGCGCGTGCCTTACGAGGCCGCCTACCTCCCAGGCTACCTCTTCGCGAACTTCCCAGGCGAGCCGCGCTGGCACGCCATCCTCGGCGACGATCGCCGGCTGATCCGCGATGTGCTGCGGATGAGCGATGGCGTCACGCCGGGCGAGCTGCACCCCGACACCCTGGTCCGGCTAGAGGCGATGCGCTCGGTAGAGGCGCAAATCGAGAACGTCGCCGCCGCGCGGAAGGTGCTGCGCAAGGGCGACGTGGCCCGGTTCAACTCCGGCCCGATGGCCGACATGCCACACGAGGTGGTGGTCGTCTCGATCGATGGCGGCAAGGCGAAGTTCGAGATTCGCATCACCGGTGGCTCGCCTGTTCGGGGTGAAGCCAGGCTGGCGATGCTCGACAAGCTGGAGCCTCAAGCGTGAAACGATTGCAAGCCGCCCAAATCCATGCCATTACTGGCCTCGGGCCGCTGTGCTGGGGCGATCGACGCTCCGCCGCCACGCCAATCCGGTGCCGGGTTTTCATCCCCGGAGCCCAGCCCGCCTCATGTCACCCCGGAGACCCGCATGGCAACCGTCTACGCGACGTCCGAGGACACCACCGCGTTCAAAGCCCAGATCCTCGGCCTGACAGAACAGGCGTACCTCCAGGGCTGGACCGACGCCGCCGAGGCGCTGCGCCTGTTCGCCAGCCTCGATGGCCTGTCGGACCGTCCCGACATACAGGCGTTCCTCCTCGGTGCCGCAGACAGCCTCGCCGCCAACCTCGACAAGAGCAAGATGATCTGATGAATAGCTGCGGCGATCTCTCGTTCCTGTCTTGGCTTGGCGCAACGGTGCTTGGCTGCGCGATTGTCGTGGTAGTCCCCTTTGGGTTTATGTGCCTGGTTGGTTGGGACGATCGGCGGTCATGGCGTGCCGCAGAACGTAAGCGCGCAAAGATCATCTGATGGCCCGCGGCACCGCCCCTGCATTCGTCGCCAAGATCGAAGCGTTCGGTGGCGAGACCGCCATCATCGAGCGCATCGCTGCCGGGGACTACCTGCAGGCTATCGCCGAAAAGATCGGGGTCGCCACGACATCGTTCTACCATTGGGCATTCGCAACGCCCGAGCGTGAGAAACTGGTCAAGGAAGCGCAGCGCCTCGCCGGCACCGCCGATGCGGCCAAAGCCGAGAAGATACTGCACGATCTTCCCCGCGACGCCACGCCCGCCGAAATAGCCCGCGCGCGGGAATTAGCCTCACATTACAGGTGGTCAGCGAAAATGCGCGACCGCAAGACCTACGGCGACCAGCAGGAGGTCACGGTGCGGACCGAGGCGGCCGACCTGACCGACGAGCAGTTGGACGCGGAGATCGCTGCGCTGCAGGGCAAGCGCGATGGAGTTACGCTGCAGTAGCTGGCCGCCCTCGCGGCTTAGCCGGCTCGCTCAACAGCGCCTCGATATCGTCAGCATACGCCTCGACCTGAGCCGCGAAAGCCGGTCCGGCGGGGTTTTTCTCAGGCAGCCACCCGCCCGCGTAATAGCGAAAGCCGGCCCTTTCGAGCCGGCGCTGCTTGGCTTTGCGGTCGGTCATGCGCCCCGCGCCTGCGCCAATTTCCGATCAGCCCATTCGTTGATGCGGTTGATCTCGCGATCATAACCAATTTGGTTAAGCGACCCTTCGCGCAAGTCGCGATCAGCGTAGTACAGCTTGCGGTCTACGATCCGGTTGATCTGGTCTTCGGTGTAGATGGTGGTTTTGGCGGCTTCGGTGGTCATTTCGTCTCTCCCTCTGATAACTCTAGACGAGGCCCATCTCGCGAACGGCGGCAACCAGCGACTCGGCAGTCGCGCCCGGAACCCATGCGTCGTTCAGCAGATCGCTGATGTTCTGTTCGTCCCAATCGGTGAGCAGTTCCAGCTCAGCCTGAGCCGCGTTGAGTTCGTCAAGCTCGGCTTCGGTGAAGCCTTCGGTGTTGTCCTCGGTCCACTTGGTCATCTCGATCTCCCCTTCTGATAACTCCAACATATGCCACGCCGTGGCAAAGGTCAAGCCTAAAACGACACGACGAGACATTTTAGATTATGCCGCTTGACCAGTCCCGCGAGGAGCGGGAGCGATACCTAGAGCTTCTGCGCGAGCAGGAGCGCCGGAAGCATCAGCGCCGCTACTACGAGCTCTACCCCGACGAGACGGCCTACGACGAGCACGGCAATGTCGCGAGCCTGCTCGGCGACGAGAGTTTCAAGCTCTACGCCCGTCATCTCTACCCCAAGCATCTCGAGTTCTACGAGGCTGGGGCGACCTACCGCGAGCGCGGCGCACTCTGCGCGAATCGCGTTGGAAAAACGATCATGGGATCGTTTGAATGCACGGCCCACCTGACCGGCGACTATCGCCCGTGGTGGCCCGGCTGGGTGGTCAAGCGGCCGGTCCGCGCCTGGGCCTGCGGCAAGAGCAACGAAACCACGCGCGACATCGTGCAGAAGGCATTGCTGGGCGATGTGCTGGGCAGCGGGCCGAATAAGCGGCTGAGCGGCACCGGCATGATCCCCGGCGGGCTGATCGGCAAGCCGCGATGGAAGCAGGGCAGCCCTGATCTCGTCGACACCGTGCCGATCAAGCACGTCTCCGGCGGCTGGTCGACGCTCGGGATGAAATCCTACGAGCAGGGCCGCGGCTCATTCGAGGGCACTGCGCAGGACGTCATCTGGCCGGACGAAGAGGCCCCGATGGAAGTATACATGGAGATGGTCACTCGCACCGCCACCACGAACGGGCGGGTGCTGACCACGTTCACGGCATTGGAGGGCATCACCGAAATGGTGGCGCTCTTCTACCCCAAGGAGACGTAAAGCATATGGCGACCGCCTGGGTGACCCAATACAACAACATCGCCGTCATCAACAACGTGCCGATTCAGGCGCCCATCGGGCCGCCGCTCCGCACCGAAAAGGTGACTTTCACCGGCACGGCCGGCGGCAGCGCGGCGATCGGAGCGGACTGCCATCTCGTCGGCATCTATGTGGACACGGCGGCCTGTTGGAAAGCCGCAGACGCTCCGTCCGCGACCACCAGCGACACGCCGATCAGTGCCGGCGTCCCCTTCTATCTCGTGCCGACGGGGCTGCACGCTTTCAGCTTCATCACTCAGGCCTGATGCCTGAGATTACTTCATTTCGCCATAGAACTGATTGCAGTTGGTCTGACGTCCCCCATCTAGACGAGCAGATGAAGGCCGACATGCTGGCATCCTATCCTCCGCACATGCGCGACGCGCGGACCCAGGGCATCCCGACCCAGGGCATCGGCGCGGTCTACCCGTTCGACGTCGAGCGGCTGCTGGTCGAGCCGTTTCCGATCCCGGCATGGTGGCCTCGAGCCTACGGCCTCGACGTCGGCTGGCATTGCACCGCGGCGATCTGGGGCGCGATGAAGGTCGAGGAGGATTGCCTCTACCTGGTCTCCGAGCACTACCAGGGTATGCAGATTCCCGCGCTGCACGCCGAGGCGATCAAGGCCCGCGGGGCATGGCAGTACGGCGCCATCGATCCGGCCTCGCATGGCGGCAGCCAACTCGACGGCGAGACGCTGATCGCGGCCTACCGTGAGCACGGGCTCAACCTCGTCGAGGCCGACAACGCGGTTGATGCCGGGGTCTACGCCTGCTGGGAGCGGATGGAGACCGGGCGGCTGAAGGTCTTCTCGACCATGCCGAACTGGAAGAACGAGTTCCGCCGCTACCATCGGCACCGGATCAAGACCGAGACCAGCGAGCGCGTGGTCATCGCCAAGAAGGATGATCACGCGATTCC